GCTTTCTGAAGTATTCGGTAGAAATAAACATCATTGTAATTTATGCCGAATATTTTGTTTAGGGTTACATGCTATGGATGAACACCATTGTTCTAATGCAGTGAAAGAATCGAAAAATGATAGAGAGGGTGGGTCTTAGATGCCAGTAGCGAATAAAAGCGTTCTTAGTATGAAACCCCATTCTGGGCGCTATCGAGCGCGGTTTTTGTTTGTGCTAGATGATGGGCGAAAGTTTCAACGTGCGCTGTTTGTCCCAACGCCAGAAGATGCCGACACAAAGTTAATCGAATTGGAGGCTGATGTGCTGTCTAGCGTCCAAGACCTGGACGCAAAAGAGGCGGTTAGCTTAGGGATACAATCGGCGCACAAAGAAGCCACACAAGCACAGGTACAGTATGCATGGGTAAAAGAGGGTTTCGACTCTGTAGAGCCTTATGAGGCTTATGAGAAGATGAAAGACATCGGCCCTACTTTGTTGTCTATGGGGCTTACTGATGAACAGTACGCAATTGCCCTTAATTGCTCAATTGAGGACGTGGTCGCAGCAAAAGCCAAGTGGGCAGAACTTGAAACGAATGCAGCGGTGATTTCTGCATATGTGGGGATTGTGTAATGAATTTTTTTTATGTGCTATTAGGTGGAACGGCGGCCTTAGACGCGGGGCGTTCTACAACGCTTAGAACGGGTTCTTTTGCTGCGATGGGTGCCAGTGCGTATTACAATAAAATAGAAGACGTTTACAGCATACCATCTACGCCATACGCGGCGGGCGATATTATATTGTTGGCAGACACTCACGCTTATGTTAAGACCGATAGCGGCAGCATAACGTATTATGGTGAGGAAAGCGGGGGCAGCCCAAGGGCTATAATTTCTGTTAGCAGTTCTAATGCGGACACACCTAGCCCCGGCGCGTCTGAGATAATTTTAAGCGGTGATAGTAACGCGAGTTACTACCTGCGCGGAGATTTGTTCTTGTTCGGCTTGACGCTACAGCCAAAGGACAACTTTAACTCTGGCACAACAAACAGTGCGATAGTAGCCGAACTATGCACGCTAATCCTTACGGGAAATTCCGACATAATGAGCTTGGCATCTAAAGACGGGTGCATCCTAAAACTAATTAATAGTGACATAGACATACAGGACGTTGGCGGGCGTCTTAACGTGCAGGGCGGAGCCACACTGTGTATGACAGGTGGCAGAGTCTATAACTCGGTGGGCGGGTCGATTAACGGGATTTTTGGGTATGGGTTTGGCGGTGGGGGCGGGAGGGCGCATTTTACCGGCGTGGACTTAACGCATGCTGACAAAATCCTCTACAACGATACTCACAGCTACCACGGGCTTGACATGCGCATAAAGAATTGCGCCCTAAAAAGCGGTGTTATCTTCACGGACAACCTGTTACCTGCCGCAGATAAGCGCATGGTTATTACTGGTAGTTCGGATAATGCGGCGCACTCAGAGTACCAATTTACAGTAATATCGAACGGATGTACTGTTATGGATCAAGACGATTCGGGCGTACACAGAAACGATTCCACACCGTTTAACTCTGGAACAAAAACAAGCCTAGAGTGCATAACGTCTGCGCTATGTTCAGTCATTAACCCTTTTTGGTTTGATTTTCCAACGCTTCGAGCAACGCTAACCACTACTGGAATACTGCGGATTCACCTGGCATCAACCGACACCCTAACAGGCTCAGATATTTACTTCACGTTGACGTATCCCGACGGAACGACCCGAAACGTATCTAATTTTCTGAGTACTAGAAATAGTAATTTTTTGACGGGCGGAACAGAGTTAACGGCGGACACCGGCTCGACGTGGAAAAACGGCGCGGCAGACCTTACCGGGTACAATGAGTACTACGTCGACATTGATACTTCAGTAGATGTGGGGTCGGACGGCATACCAGATATTACCGCATATATTACTAAGCCGTCTGTAACCGTAAATTACTGCCCGACTATCTCACTGGTGGCGTAAATGGCTAATCGCCTGGTAATACTGCCCAACGGCCAGATATACGAAGAGTCGGACGAGCGCACGGTAAATGTTGGTGGCATCATCTACCAGGCTACTGTTGATAGTGGTGGCGTTACTACAGATGTGGACGTATCCATACCAGATGGCTCGATTACCCTCACAGGGCAAGTGCCAAGCATTACCGTCACTGATAATAAAGAAGTTTCAATACCAGTCGGTGTCATTACCTTAACCGGTGAAGTTCTTACAGTAGATGCAACGGATGATAAAGCCGTTGAAGTGCCTAGCGGTTCCATCGCGTTAACGGGTGAAGTTCTTACTGTAAATACAGCGGATGATAAAGCCGTTGAAGTGCCTACTGGTTCAATCGCGTTAAGCGGTGAAGTTCTTACTGTAGGTGCAACGGATGATAAAGCCGTTGATGTGCCTACTGGTTCAATCGCGTTAAGCGGTGAAGTTCTTACTGTAGGTGCAACGGATGATAAAGCCGTTGATGTGCCTACTGGATTAATCGCGTTAAGCGGTGAAGTTCTTACTGTAGATACAACGGATGATAAAGCCGTTGAAGTGCCTACTGGTTCCATCGCGTTAAGCGGTGAAGTTCTCACTGTAGATACAACAGATGATAAAGCCGTTGATGTGCCTGCTGGTTCAATCGCGTTAAGCGGTGAAGTTCTTGCTGTAGATGCAACGAATGATAAAGCCGTTGATGTGCCTACTGGATTAATCGCGTTAAGCGGTGAAGTTCTTACTGTAGATGCAACGGATGATAAATCCGTTGATGTGCCAAGCGGTTCCATAGCGTTAACGGGTGAAGTTCTTACTGTAGATACCACGGATGATAAAGCAGTTGAAGTGCCTACTGGTTCAATTGCGTTAAGCGGTGAAGTTCTTACTGTAAATACAACGAATGAAAAAGCAGTTGAATTGCCTACTGGATTAATCGCGTTAACCGGTGAAGTTCTTACTGTAAATACAACGGATGATAAATCCGTTGATGTGCCTACTGGTTCAATCGCGTTAACCGGTGAAGTTCTTACTGTAGATGCACCGGGTAATAAATCCGTAAATATTCCAACGGGGATGATTTCTCTTGTTGGTTCGGTGCCGGTGGTTTCTTCCATTCCCGTTTTTGCTGACGGTTACCCATTTATAGATACACTAGGTAGGTATCAATTTTCTTTATGGGTTGATGTAGATATTGATGCTAGTTGGACAACGGTGGTTGTTCCAGCGGGTGATCCTACGCCAACAATTCCAGAAATATTAGCTAGAACCGCAAGTGGTGGGGCAGCCCCCGCCACATCATTTTTTTCAGCTATTAGCAACGGTTCACTTGCGGGGGTACGTTTAGAAGGGCTGCAAAATAATACAGCCTATGATGTATATTTTGTATTGGTTGATAATGTTACGGGTGATGAATGGGTTTATCAACTCGTACAAACTACTTATGATGCACCGGAAATAACATCCGTTAATTTACATAATATAACTGAATCAAGCATTGCGGTTGGTATAAGTGCAAATGGCGAAGGAGATTTGCATACCTTTATTTATCGTGCGGATAATATTCCCACTGATGAACAGGTTTATCATGGTTGGGGTAGTCCGGTAAGTTTTAAAGTTATAGAAGGAAATGGGCTACCCTATGGAAGTATACACACACAATATTTGCCTTATGAATGGGATGATACCGTTTACCGGTTTTATTATTATATGGGGCTTAAAGATGAAAACCCCATCATACAATTTGAAGAGTTTACCGCCCCTGCTCGGATAGATTATCCACCGGTTATAAATTTACCGAATGATTACACGTTTGTCATCGAGCAAGATTCTAGTGGTGTAGAACGTAGTGAAGTTGAATCAAAAGCTTATGCTTTGATACCTGACGCGATGGATTCTAGGGATGGTTCGATAGATATCATTGTTGATGTCAGTGCGTTACCGGAATTTATTCCCGTGGGCGGGCCTTATGAAGTAGTGATTACTACACTGGCGGATAGTTCGGGACAAATTGGAAATGAAATTTGGCATTTTTCCGTAGTAGAAAGAGTAGTAGTAGACATAGTAGAAGGTGGCGTTTGGTCTTTTCAGGGTGAGATGATAACCGAAGAATCGACAGTTGGCCCCTATAGCATGGATTTTAACAGCATCACAAAGAATTTGTATGTTGGATTATACGTTGTTAGTGGAGACAGTTCGACAATTGGAAAACTGAATGTTGTAAGTGGGGTTTATGAGAACATAGCGCAACAGTTAGTTAGCCAAGGCATGGTAAATACAAATGGTATAGCCGCCGCCTCTGTAGCTGTGAATGAAATCACGGGGCAAGTGTGGGGAAATATCATTAATGGTGGGACTAATACAAGTTCGCTTGTTGTTTCCACTGATGATTTTTCTACCTGGGATGTTATAGATGATACATTCTTGGGGGGTTATCTTGTTTATGAAATATATCAATGTGATGCGAAAGGGTTTTTGTGGATTGTTGCTATTAATACTCAGACATCCGAATTCAAATTATTTACCGTTGAAAATGATGGAAGTAATCCCATTGAAATACCGATGTATTCCGATACTCCTTTTCCACTTGTATTATTTACATTGGGAACGGTTGATGAAATAAATGGGGATTTGTATTTTGTTGATGCTAATCAGCAAACACAACAGCAAGAGCTTTGGCACTATGTTCTTGCTAGTGGTCTATGGGTAAATCTAGGGAATGTTTTTGGTGATTCTTCAATCGTAACGGTTGTATCAATTACAATTAATGCATTAACAAAATATATTTACGGTGTTGTATATGATCCATCTGATCAAGAATATACTTCCGCAAGATTGTTTGAATACAATCGTGAAACAGTAGGTGAAATTTTAAGTTTACCTTTATCAAGAACATTTATGCTTGCCACGGATTCAAGCGATGGCGGCGTGTTTGTTGCGGAATTAAACCTATTTACTGCTGTTTCTCCATCACGTGAAATTTGGAAATATACCCCCCCTACCTCTAAACCTATTAAAAAATTATCGGTGTACCAACCGGGGAAGAAAAAAATGTCGAATGAATTGCAAAATTATTTAGATTTGTTGGTGGTAGATGATGATGTGGTATTGGATGCCGTCAACGTGCCTGAAAGCATCATAGGGCGCGCAACGATAGCGCAAGATATAAAGCACATGATTCGTGAAACCGGTTTGTTGGTTGCGTTAATTGGTGAACGAAGCATATCAAAAATAAACATAAATATTAATCGAATGGAAATTGAAATTGAAAACGATTTAAGGATAAAGCCCGGCACCGCGAACATTGAAAAAGTCGGTGATACTTATTATCTGAAAGCCACAACAATTGAATTTGGGGCGATGGAGTTATTATTGTGAATGATGAAACTGAAAAATTTACCGCGATGATTGAAGATGCCGGGATACCCACTACACAAGATGGGTTAAAAACAAAGTGGAATGAAGAGGCCGCCGCGCAAGGTTCAGCCATAAACAATGATTCTAAGTATTCGCCCTTTTGGCGTTTAGTGTCGGCGCTGATTTCCGCCCCGGCGCTGTGGATGATTGATTTGTTGATAACTCATGTGTTGCCTAATGCCTACGTTAAAACCGCAAGCGGCGTTTATTTGGAATTGCTGGCATGGGCGGTTGATATCGAACGAAAGCAGGCAGTAACCGCAAGCGGTAAATTACAGTTTACTAGGTTTGATGGTAGCGGCACGCTAATTATTCCCGTGGGTGTGACAGTGCAAACCGTGGCTATTAATGGCGTTATCTATGAGGTTGTGACAACAGAGGAAAAAACCATGTTAGACGGTGAAACCACCGCATTGGTTGCCGTTGATGCGATTGATACGGGTAGTAATTACAGTAATTACAATTTGGCGGCGGGGTATTATTCAATTTTACCCACCGCAGTGCCGGGGGTGTCATCGGTTACCAATTTAGCCGATTGGTTGTTGGTTCCTGGTGCCGATGTTGAATTGGATGATGATTTGCGCGAACGGGTACAAAATCAATTTGGAGCGGTTGGCCAATGGCATACGGACGCGGTTTATACTGCGATAATTTCAAGCTTTGATGGTGTGAAAGCTCGCAACGTATTTTTTGAACATAATGCCCCACGCGGCCCTGGTACTGCAAACGGCTTTATTATGTTGGATATAGGTACACCGGACGCCCAATTTATTGCCAACATACAGGCAGAAATAACCGACAATGGAAACCACGGCCATGGCGATGATTTAGTGTTGTTTGCCATGCCTGAAAGTTTACACGTATTAACGGTAGATGTTTGGCCTCAGAAAAATTTAACGGACGCAAAAAAAACCGACCTTGAAAATGATGTGATTAATTTTATTCGGTGCGCATTTAGGGAAAACGTAGGTTATTCACCAACCCTAACTTTCCCATTGTCGCAATTCTCATTTAGCAAGCTGGGTTGTGAATTACACAAGCAATTTTCAGATTTGTATTCTGTTGATTTTATCCAGGTTGATATTGTTAGTAATTTAGAATTGCCAAGAATCGATACTTTAACGGTGAATATGTTATGAAATTAACATTACCAGCATGGTTGGCAAAAGTAGAAATCGAAAAATTGCGCGCAGCCGGGCAAAGTTATTGGGATACCATAGCCGGTTGGTTATCCTGGCCATTAACCCAAATGGATGCTGAAACGTGCGTTGAAGGCATTTTGGATTTATTAGCATATCAGCGCAATATAGAACGTTTTGATGGTGAAGATTTGGCGCTTTATCGATTACGTGTAAAACATGCCTTTATCAATTCTGTTGATTCCGGTTCTATTGCTGGCATTAAAAAGATTTTTATACGGTTGGGTATCGGTTTCATACAAATTCAAGAACGCGCACCCGGCAAAGATTGGGATGTTATCGTGATAAATATGGATGACAACCAGCTATCACAAAACCCTGAATTGATACGGTTGTTAATGACAAAGTATGGTCGAACATGCCGCCGTTATGAGATAACCACAAACGATTTCTCACAAGTTGGAATTGGTTGTGGTAGTTCTCATTGTCGATACTCCACCGATATTGCTCAATTTTAAAAGGATAAAATATTATGTCACAAGTATTAACGGCGGGACGCGCGCTAATTGCGCAAAAACAAGGGTTGTCGGAACCTTTTGTGGTGGATAGATTTATTTTGGCTTACATCGACGGACTAGACCCAACCACCCCGGTGGATTTGTTGGAAGTGATACCCGATGCCGGGGATATTGTTTTTGAAGGGGCGGTGACTAGTCAAGGATATATAAACCCTGATCAAGTGGTCTATTCTTTGGTGTTAGGGCCAGATGATGGAGATTTTCAATTCAATTGGGTTGGTATTCAGGCAGAAGACAACACGTTGGTGGGTGTTAGTTATAGTGAAGTTATCCAAAAAACAAAAACCGTTGGCAATGTCGCGGGTGATACGATTGCAAAAAACTTTGTCACGGCTTATGTGGATGCGCAAGCAACAACACAAATAACCGTGGCGGCGGAAGCCTGGCAAATGGATTTTATGGGGCGCTTTGATGGACAAGACGAACGCGCCAACGCCGTGGCTAATGATTTTTATGGTGATGATGCATTTTTAGATGATGGGTTTTTAGTTGAAAATAACGCCAGTGTTTTTACCCTGTTAGCCGGTGTTGGTTATGTCAAAGGTTTAAGAGTTGAAAACGACACAACCCACACCATAACCCCCGGCGCATTGCCAACCGATGTTTGGTTGGATGTGCATTTGTTGGGCCACGCTGGCGGCGTTAATGATGTGGTTTCTATGGTTTATGATGCAGCGGTGCAAAGCGACTATATCGACAGCAACAACCGCCAACATTATTTGGTTAAGGTTGCCAGCATCGATGGTGGCGGTGTGGTTACCGATGAGCGCACCTCCCATAATATCGGTGGCACCGTTTTTGAATATTTGATTAATGAAACCGTTGCCGCACAAACTGCGGCTAATACCGCAGATGGTAAAGCGGTAACGGCACAAGCTGCGGCTAATACCGCAGATGGAAAAGCGGTAACGGCACAAACTGCGGCTAATACCGCAGATGGTAAAGCAGTAACGGCACAAACTGCGGCTAATACCGCAGATGGTAAAGCGGTAACGGCACAAACTGCGGCTAATACCGCAGATGGTAAAGCGGTAACGGCACAAACTGCGGCTAACACCGCAGATGGTAAAGCGGTAACGGCACAAACTACCGCTAATAACATAATCGCATCGTTAACAGGTGCTGAAGTTCATATTGGTGATGGTGCCAATGGCAATGCTGACGCGGGGATTCTTAGCATAGGTATTGGTAGTTTCGCGGGAAATGCTGGTCAGGGACTTGCCGCTATAGCTATAGGCCCGAATGCTGGAGTCACTGGGCAAGAAACTACTGCTATAGCGATAGGGCAAAACGCGGGACAAAACAATCAAGGTCACGGCAGTGTTTGTATAGGTGAGTTCGCGGGTGATTTTGGTACTTCTGAAGACGCGGTGAACATAGGCGCTCATGCTGGTGGTTCTGGTTCTGGTATTCGTAGTATTAATCTTGGCGTAGGTGCTGGATTTAGTTCTGGTGCTTTTGATAGTGCTACGTGTCTCGGTGATTACTGTAACGTCACTGCGGATAATCAGGTGCAATTAGGCAATTCTAACTCCACTACTTTTGCCTATGGTGCCGTACAAAACCGTTCTGATGTACGAGATAAAGCAGACATAATTGATACCACTTTAGGATTAAGTTTCCTTTTGGAAGTTCGCCCAGTCGAATATCGTTTGGATTACCGCGAGGACTATGTACAGGTCACTGAAGACGATGATGGAAAACAAGTTGTCACACTGATACCGCGAGATGGTAGCAAGAAGCGAAACCGTTTTCATCAGGGTGTAATTGCAGATGAAATCAAAGCTTTGATGGATAAACTGAATATAGATTTCGCTGGGTATCAGGATCATTCTATTGGTGGTGGTGCGGATTTTAAGAGTATAGGTTATGAGGAATTCATTGGCCCACTTATAAAATCGGTACAGGAATTAAACGGCATGATATTGGAACGTGATAATGTAATCGATGGCCTTATTAGCAGAATAGAAGCTTTAGAAAATGCATAAGAAAATGGCCTTTGATATTCGCGTTACTAAAATGAATCTTCATTCTATTTTAACTGCCA